GATGATGATGCGTATGAAGCTATTGGTAATTTGCCATCTAACTGACCAATACCAAAGCTGTTGTTATTTGAATCTGGCATGAGTGCCTCCTAAAATAGTTTAAAAGGGGGGCTATTACACCCACCATAAATGATATTAACCAGTTATACGAACAGCCAATTCTGGGTAGATAGTTTTCCAGCCGTATAATACGTCAAAACGAACTGGGAACAAATCAGAATTAATGTCGTACTGACGAACCATACGCATTGAAATACCATCAAAGTTATCACGCTCAGCCATATCAACACCACCTGGTAACAACAAATCAGCAGATGCTAAAGTAAACGCATCTTTATGATAAGCCAAGTTTTGTGCATAAGGGCCAGCCGCAACAGCGCCAGACAATAGAACAATAGCCGCAGTTGAACCAGGAGTTCCGATACAAGTTGCAAACTGACCTGATGGAATATAAGCAGGATAGATTGGCAAAGTACCAGAAGTGGTTACAACAGTATCAGCAGTAACAACAAACTGCATTAAAGAGTTAGTTGATTGACGGCTTTGTGGGTTAATTGCAAATACACCAGCCACAGTAAATACAGTACCACGAGGCACAGTACCAGCAGTTGTAGTAACAGCCAAAGTAGTTGCGCCTGAAGCAGGAACAGCACTAATAGCAGTTAATGAACCAGCCGCCTGTGGAGTAAATGAAGCCACGTTGGCATCTTCAGCAAAGTTAAAACCTAAAACGCCATCACCTAATGCGCCATTGTTAAAGATTTTAGAGATTGTGCCAGATGGGTTAAACAGGTTAGTTAAACCAGAAACAATGTTAGCTGATGAATTAGGATCAACAGTAATGTTTCTTGGTGAATAAGGAACACCGTTTTCAGTCATCTTTCTACGAGCTGCAAGAATAGTTTGTTGCACTTGAGCAGAAGTAACAGAACCACCGTTCAACACGCCAGCAGTACCAGCAAAGTTGTTTACATCTCTAAACAACTGCAAACCATCATAGTCAACTTTGTTGGCTACAGTAGCCATTGCAGGCTTTAGGAAACGATCAGCAAACTCGTCAATGCTTAAAGTCAAATCAGCAGAACTGAAAGAAATATCAACACCAAATTGAGTATCTAAAGTAATAGGTACATAAGTTTCAGTAGATGCTTCAACTTGTAGTGCTTGACCTAAACGACCAACGTAGCGTGGTGGTTTACGAGCATTGATAGTAGCACCGACTTTAGCGCCAGTTACACCAAATTTTTCATCATACTCACGATTAACGCCACGAGTAAAAGTTAGTTCATTCTTCAGAATCCGTAAAGATTCTTTCATAATGACACTACTGGTTAGTAATGTATTAGACATTGTGTATCTCCAAAAATGGAATTAATTTAATAGGGTTAGTTTATCTTTTGGCTTGTTGCTTATCTCTCAAAGCATTATATTCAGCCATACTTTTTGCCTGACTTAAGTCAGTGATAACGCTAGAATTCTTCGCACCGCTCAAAGCGGAGATTGGTTTGGGTGCAGATGAGGCTTTCTTTACAGCAACATCCGTAGTTTGTTCGGTTAATAATGCCTCAATTCGCCCAATATATCTTGCGGCTTGTGAAGCAGTCATTTCACTAATCTTGTCTAATTCAACAGGATTTTTGCCTAAATAATAAGCAATTTCCGTTGGGTTATCGGATTCTAACACAAGATTAGTAAAAGCAGATACTTTTGCTAATGGATGTGTCAAAAATTCTTCACTAGCCATGTCATAGTCAGAATATGTTTCTCTGGCTTTAGACTCTGCTTGTTGTAGTGACGCTCTGCGTTCTTGTATAGTACTTTGCTCACGTTGTGCATCAAAACGCTGTTGCACCTTAAAATCTGTTAATGCTTCTAGGTAATCAGGATCATAACGTCCAGCCGCAAACTGATCTGGGTCAGGTGCGCCATTAGCTAATGCTCTTGGTTGCTGTTGTTGTGTACCACTTCGCATTGAGTGTAATTCTTGCTCAAGCCTGTCGGCACGTTCGTTGGCACGTTGACGCTCTCTGCGTTCTTCGTACTTTTCCTTTGTTATTTCATCAATGCGCTTTTGTACGCCTTTTGGCACTCGTTCTGGTTCTGCCTGCTCCTCAGTTTCTTCAACTTCATCTACAAGCGGAGCTTCAATTATATCTTCTACTATTTCTTCTGACATTATGCACCTGTTGGCGGTTGTTGCGGTTGTTGCGCCATTTCTGGCGGTTGTTGAGGCATAGCCTCGGTTTCTTGCTCATCAGCATCATCAAAATCTTCAGTTTCTCCAGTGTTACCCATTGCTAAAGTAGATTCAAGATTTGCTAACGCTAATTGGTGAAGCTGGGCATCTGTAAGCGATGCTTTTGTTTCTATGTCTGCTATGACCTTCATGCGGTCTGTTTGCGCCTTAAATCGCTCAATATCGAGCTTATCTTCATCACTACCAACCTTTGCATTGGCGTTTTGTAGTTCTTGCGTTAAATGCTCTACCATATCAGCCATTTGATTCATTTGTTGCTCAACTTGTGGATCAACTTTAGGCTGTCCATCATCTTCTTCAGCTTTCATTGTTTGCTGTATTTGTGGAGGCAACATTGCTTGCATACGCTTGGCTATTTCATCAGCACCAGGCCAATCAAGATTACGCACAATTAAATCACCAGCCACTTGCAATACAGCAGGGTCGGCTTGTACAAACGCCATCATGCTTTCTGCGGCTTCTTGTCGTCTGGTTGCGTAGTTCGGGCCACTATCTACAACAATGTCGTACTTGCCCACGTTAAAATTATAGATAGACTCAACTCCACCTTGTTGACTAGGTTGCTCCATCTTGGCTTCAGGTTGGTCAGGATTAATGCTAACTTGTTTAGGCACTTCATCCTCGCCAAGTATCCTGATAACTCGTTGCGTATCGTAAATTTTTGGAATCATCTCAACAATAATACGACCAGCTTGACGGATTGACCTGTTAAGGTTATCGGAGAAATGGAAGTTACCAATGCTTGCTTGGCGTTGTTGGCTTAAGATTGCTTTACCAGATTGATTGCTTTCACGATTACCTAACGAAGCATCAAAAATGCCCATTGTTGACTTCATGTCGTCAATAGCCCTTGCCATTGCGGATTCAAAGCCTGGGTTGGTAGTAATGCCTTGTTGACGTTGTGGAGCGCCAACCGTAGTACCCCCAAAAGAAACAGGATTATATGTCAACACAGAAATATTATGGCGGTTAGCCATTAGCCATTCTTGTTCGTAACCGTCAATCTGCCCTTCAGCTACAATGTAAGGCGCTCTAGGTGCTAACGCCATAACTTCAGTATTAGCTGATTGCATATAATTGTATTGACGAGCAGGGTCTTTGGCAAAACGTGTTAAACCATGAACATGGCGTTTACCTTCTACCCATACTTCATTACCAAGAACAGGAATGACAGGTATAAATGAAGTTGGTAGCTCAGTTTTGTCTAGTATCTTGTCGCCACCGATCTTGTACCACATGCACTTTTTATCAAACGATGGACGCTCGCCAATAATTAAATCTTTGTATTCGTCAGGCAATTCATCTTTGAAAAGAGTTGAGCCATCTTGTAACTGCACCAACGTGCGAGGCACAGACTTAATTTCAAAGTATTCAGCAACCCTTACAAAGTCTTTACCAAACCAACCTTGACGATCACCAGTAACGCCCTCTTGCCAACTTGCCGTATCAACATCAGGATATTCAATTTCAAAATCATCAAGCGACCAATCTTCAATAACAAACGCCCACTTGGCATCTGAGCCGTCTGGCTCTGTTGATTCTGGATCAAAATAAACTTTGTTAGGATCAACGACACGTTTAATTAAAATGTCTTGGTTAAAGCTGTCATCTTCACAGTAATCAGTAATAATGCGGAAGTATCCCAAGCCACAATCCACTTGCCATTCTGCGGCAGTATCATAAGCAATGTCTGCACGACTGGCATCTTGTATGTGTCGGATCAATCCTTGCATTACTTCGGCAGTATCAACGTCAGACTTATCATCAACAGGACGCACTTTAATGCCAGGTCTGTTTTGGCGTATCTCATTAATGATTTGATTGCGGAATTGAAACAAGCGATTGATAGTGAGCATAGGACGTTCTTGCCCTGGTCGTTCACGATCACGTTTAACCGAGTCAGGCCATTGCTGTCCAAGACGCACAAACTTAATATCGTCAAGGCGCTCGATGCGCCCTTCACTTTCTAAATCAGCAGCAAGGTTAAATCGTTTTTGCGCTCGTTCAATTACTTTATCTTCTGCCATTTGTCAAGTCCAAGTAAGATTTTTGTGCATAATATCACATCCAGCTTCCGCTTCCAACATATCCTGTGCGTTTAGGTTCTTTCTTCTTACGCACGTTTCTAATGCCTTCACAAGCATAGCGCAGAGCGTCCATGATATGGTTATTCTTATCTTCCAGTATAGGAAGTATTCTATTGGTTAGTGGATCAGTCTTGTAGCTGTACGTTGTCAATTCTCTGATGGTTTCATGACAACGAGGATGTACAACTATATCAAACGACTTTAAAAACTCCACACCATCAGCAACCGAGCCTGCACCCTTAACGCTACCATTAATTTTGTTAAAACCATTATTCATCATGTGACTGATTGTTTCTGGCCTGCTACTATCCGCAGTTATAAACCATTTGTCGCTTTCTGGTATCCTGCGAAATAGATCAGGTGTGTTGACGATCTCGCAACCCACCATAACAGCTTCATAATCTATGTATAATCTATTCTCATCAATTGAGCAACGTATTAATGCAGTTGGGTCGTTAGCAAAACCCCAATCAGCGCCAAGTCTGTATATTGTACCAGCAGGGCGATCAAACTCCTCTACCACCCAGTTTTTATAAACCCTTGACTCAGATTTGTTGTTGTATTCTCCAAGCCACACGTGTAAATATTTGTCATGATCTCGCTCACGATCAAAATTCATTTCATCAAGCAATACATTTGGCAACCAAGGATTATCAAGATAGTTGGCTTGTACAACTATGGCATCTTTGGGTAGTTTGTCACCACGCAGCAATAAATCTATTGGGTCTGTTGGTTGGCTAGGATTCCATGAAAAAAGTAATTCAGAATCTGGCGCACGAATAGTAGGTCTTAATAAATCTAATGATCTTTGACTAAGGCTTTGTGCTTCTTCAACCCATGCAATATTAAATCCCTCTAAACTTTTAATAGAATCAGCGGTATGATTTTGCATACCCTGAAATATAATTAAACCACCATTTGTGCATTTGATTTGAGATTCTTGTACTTCAAAAAACTTTTCAACTTCTAAATCTTCTATTTTAGATTCTAATAATTTTTTAACTGACTGAGATAATGATTTTTGTACCTCACGAATACAAACAATATTTGTTTTTTCAATCAAGCATCTTTCAATAATGTATTCAGCAAAAAAGTGTGATTTGCCACTACCTCTGCCTCCGTGAACTCCTTTGTACCTAGCTTTAGCTAATAAAGGTTTAAATGATCTTGGCGTATCAATCTCAATGTTTAGCAATCTAAATCCTTTGGATCAATTATTCTTCTTGTTATGCTTGCTATTGTAAGATTCCCATTAACATTTGCATCAAGATCAACTTGTTTTGGCAATATCTTTCCAATTAACCCCATAAAAGCAACTGGATTTTCACCAGCCTGGCGCACTAAATAATCTTCTCCGCCAACAAGATGAAGCGCATTATTTATCATTGCTTTAATATCAGCAGTTGCTTTGTTAGGAACGCCTTTACGGCTTCCTCCTCCTGTTTTTTTACCGTCTATTGTTGCCATAATTCTCTCTATGTCTCAATTTGAGACTTTGCATTGGGCATTACCCAACGTATTTACCTTTGATGTTGTATTTCAATATCATACAGAGGTTGTTCAAAACCACAATCAATACATACTTTTTTTCTCCAAGAAACATACGTTGCTTGGTATTTATGCTTACATATTTTTGTTTGCTTTGGAACACTAAACAAATTTATTGGAGGCATTTTTTCATCTTAACTCATCCTCCACTTGCATATCCTGCCAACGTTCCAACGTATCCATTGCTTCTTGCACATCTTGTTCCATATCCTTTGCACCTCTACCACCAGCACACAACAACTTCTTCACTGCATGTTGCAAACATGGGTTGGTCACATTAAACAATTCTAACACTCTATAAACATCAATGCCGTCAAGATGCCGTACATTTTTAAAGTAATGACTGTGCTTCATTATAACCCC